AATTTATTAAACATCACCATAGGATATGACCCTGGAAGTAAATTGACTATAAATAACGCTCGACTATATGACTTTAGTTGGTCTTATAATTCAGATGATGGAACATATAGTTGTACCGGAAAGGCGTTGGGTAAAAACTCTAAAGCCGGTATTTTGAATGCGGTGACAGTAAAACCATCAGATGTTTCTGTTTCAATTAAAGATAAAGGTGACAAATCACAATCCGGTCATGGCGTCATAAAAAAGTTAGCAAACCAAGGTGAGCTTGCATTAGGATTAACTCGTAGAGATGGTAAACTTACCGGAGCTCGAATACCATCAACGGATGGTAGAGCATATGCAAAGGAAGATTACGCTATTTTAAAATTGCAGAAAGATGCTGGTTTTTGGGATATGACATTTTCACTTGGTAGTGCTGACAATATAATTGTTCCAATGGTTAAGATTAAAAAAGTTGTTGATTATATGGCAGAGAACACCGGAGTCCCTATTGAATTTAATAAAGGGCAATTTAATACGGGGTTTTCATTATTAAAATCAGCCGACCCTATGAAAATGTGTTTTCCTGGAAAACGAGGAAAGTATGGTGATGATAATGATTTTAGTGCATTAACGGGTACCGATGGTGAGGTGAGTGACATTTATGTAAGTTTTCCTCATTTAATAGAATTGGAAGAACGTATCCTAAATGAAATCAGTAAAGAGGGTCAAAGTTATACACTACCTACTTTTTTTAATACGTTGTTTGGTGATTTAGAAATCTTGTCGGGTGGGGCCATTGATTGTTTTTTAACAGCAACATCAACCGGATATGCCATAATCAATCGTAAATATGATATTAAAAAGAGTGGATATAGTACAATTAACTTATATAGTAAAGATTCCGCTGTAAAGAGCGTAAATATGTCATCTAATCTTGACCCTGATATGGCGGCACTTGCATTTGCAGGTGGTAGTGGTAAATATCCTACCGAATTTGCAAATAATTTGTTTAGTGGATGTACACGAAAAGATACAAAAGCCACTAAACCAGTAGAAGACCCAGCGGCTAAACTTCAAGAAAAAATAGATGATATTGGAAAAAACTATAAATCAGAAATCGTATCTGACTTTCAGTCAGTATTAAGAGAATATATAAATTCAAACGCAAAGGGGTTTGCTATACGATATGGCATTGATTTATCAATAACAATGGATGGGTATTCTGGTCCTGAATTTATGCAAAAGTTTAGAGTAAGTCCAATGCCAGCAGCAGTTTCTGGTGCAAGTGTTTACTTTGTAGTTGGTGAGATTGAACACACTTGTGATGGTAAAACGTGGGATACTTCCATAGTTGGATATATGATGGTTTCAGTATAATGGCAACACGAAAAAAAATATATTATCCAGAAGGTCAAATCCAAAAAGGACTCTATACCGAAGGTAAAGAGTGGATGTTGGAAGACGGTACTGAATACGTTGGAGATTATCACAAATACTCCACAGGTGAAGTATTTACCAAATCATCGTACATAAAAAATGTATCTGAATTATTAATACCATATGTCAACTTGAATATCAGAGAGTTTAAAGAAAAGTTTGAGTATGACCGATTGATAGGTGAACCGCCAGAAGATTTTGTGTTTGCTACTTATGGAGTAACACCACCTACTCAAAAGGAGTACGACTTTGGATACTTTAAAAGATATTTTGTAAAGAGGCATTTTGATAATATTATAATCGAAGTTACATTTGACACATTTGACGCAGTTCAAGAAGAACACTATGTGAAAGTCGAAATAGGGTGGAAGTTGACCGGTGATGTAGTTGATGTTAATTATACACAAATTGCATTAGCTAACGAAAAGATGGTTGGTTTACGAAACTACATTACAAATTATTCTGAATTTGCAAAAGTTTAACAATTTCTTAACATAGGGGGCTTGTATAAGTCCCCTTTTTTTATTATCTTTAACTTGTTAAAGAGAGATAAGTTATGATAATGAAGAACGAAAGATTTCAAGTGACCAATGAGTTGATTGGTAAGTACATCAACCGAGTGTTGTTTTCAGATGTTGACCCTGTGGGTAAGATTGTGGGTATCAAAGGTAAGACCAAGATACTGATTCAACCGGTCTTCGCAAGTGAGAACAAAGCCGACATGAACTTTATACCAGGTGGATTTGCCGGACATTGTACCAATATGTATGACCAACACTACGAGTTCTACGAACATGGTGAGGTCTTTGAGGCCACATTAAGTAAAACGGCTATGAAGAAACGATTTTGGTCAATCAACGAACATCCTCGTAAATTTTACGATTACAACTTCTAAAAGTTTAACAATTTCTTAACATTAGAAATTTGGATATTAAAAAAAGATTTCGTACATTAGTACTGTAAGATTGAGAGTTAATAATTAAATAATGAAAAGTATGACTTACCAAGAGTTAAACCAAATGACCATCGAAGAACTACGAGCGTTAAACAACAAAGTAGTTGAAGTGATTAAGATGAAAAAGAATGAAGTCGCCCTTGATGTTAAAGAATCACTTTATGTGGGTGCTAATGTTAAGGTTAACCACCCCAAGTTGATGGGTAAACAACTTCGTGTTGAAAAGATTAACCGAACCAAGGCCGTTCTTAAAGTCCTTAATGGGTTTGGTGGTTACACAGTTCCTTTGTCAATGATTGAAGTAGTAAAATAATCAGATATGGCTATTCTAAATAAACCCCAAACACGAGGTATTGAAATTGACCTCACCGGCCCTCAAGGTAACGCATTCTTCCTTCTTGGAACTGCTAAGAACCTGGCTCGCCAACTCGACTTCAATGAAAGTTTCATTTTGAATGAAATGAGAAGTGGCGATTACGAAAATCTAATCAAAGTATTTGACCACTACTTCGGTAGTGTGGTAACCCTTTATCGTTAAGATTATGATGAGTGGTAAACTTGATTTTCAAACTTTAAGTAAAATTGAGAAAGAGTTTGGTTCATTTGATATTGGACAAGTTCATGGTGGTGGTAATCCAATCTACCTACGATTTGGATATTGGAATCACGTTGATGTTGTTAAACTAGCCGAAATCATTGGTTATCGTGCTAATGTAATCGAAGAAGATTACTTTGATGATGATTGTGGTTGGAAATATTCATACTATCTAAAATAGTAGGTATGTGGTATCAGATAGAAATTGAAGCTGATAAATGGGAAGAACAACAAAAAGTTCTTCGTGATTTGGAAATCAACGAATAGTTTCGTATATTTGTCTTTGTGAAGATAGTAGATACAAACGAAAGATTAAGAAAGCATATTGTCTCTCTCTCCGAGAAGGTGTTGGTATTTCCCATTCTAACAAGTTTGGAGAAACACCCTCACCTTTCTCGTATATCGGCTATTTTAGTATCCGATGGGGTAACTGACCTATTTGTGAATTATAACAACATAGACGCTAGCTGTGTAAGTAATACGATAGATTTCAGTCCATTCAAAGAGGTATGGGTGGTTGGTCTGAAAGACTTTTTACATCACTATGAGTTCCTACCTAATATGTATGACCTTGAAATGGGTCTATTCCACGAGGCAAGGAACTTTGATGTAGATGAGAAACCCATCTACACTATATTCAGAAGAAGAAAAGCACCCAAAGCAAACGACCTCATTCCAATTTGGAAACACTACGAACAATTCCAAGAGTGGAAGAAGAAGTGGGATAACCTCACCCCATCCAAATTCAGTCAACTATACCCCAAAGGGTACAATTGGATAGAGAAGAGTGGACTTCATACCTCAACGGGTATAGAATACACCCAATATAATATGTTAACTACAACTTCACGACCTTCAAATGCATTTGGTGGAGTGAACTATGCAGCACTACCAAAAGATGGTGATGTTCGTAAGAGGTTTATATCACGATTTGAGGGTGGCAAGTTATGTCAGTTGGACTTTGATGGGTATCATCCACGGTTGATTGGAAAACTTATAGGTGTAGACATCCCATTAGACATTAAAGCACACAAATGGTTAGCTGACCAATATGGTGCCGACCTCAAAGATGCCAAAGCAATTACATTCCGACAATTGTATGGTGGAGTACAGGATGAATACAAGCATATTCCATTTTTCAGTAAAACTGCAGAGTATATTGACTCGCTTTGGAGTGAATTCTTATTAAAGAGAGAGGTATTTACCCCAATTTTTAAAAGAAAGATAAAATATCACCAAGATTTAAACAAAAATAAGCTATTTAACTACATTCTCCAATCCGTTGAGACCGAACGAAACATACTTATAATCGAGAAATTGTCTAAAATGAGATTATCTCAACAGTCCTTACCAATCCTATACACATATGACTCAATTTTGTTTGATGTTCATTCTGATGATGGTAATGACTATGTAAAAAAGATAAAAGAGGTGATGGAGATGGATGGATTCCCTACCGATGTAGAATTTGGTGACAACTACAAAGATATGGTTAGGATAAACCTTTAGATATTTATGGTTATGAAGAAACTTATCAATTACATAGCACAAAAAGTGTGGAACGAGGTCGGAGTATCCCTAAAAGAGGGTATTACTGAAGAAGAGGCATTAAAGGCCACCTTCAAAGTCGTTTCAGAAATCGTAGATGAAGAGTTTGCTGAAGCATATATCGTATCATTGTTAGAAGTTCAAGGTGCCAGCGGCGAAGAACCTGAAGTAGGTGATGAAAAAGACCTTGAAGATGAAAAACTTGGTATGATGACCCAAGCTGAAAAAGATGCTCAAAAGAAAAAATTAGAACTTGATGAAGCCGATGGTGATATTCAATCAGTTCTCAATAGTAAGATAACAAATCCAGATACGGGTAGACAAATTAAGGTAAGTTCAGGCCTATCTTATGATAAAAATTCCGGTGGTTACCAAGCCGCAAAGGCAAAAATGAAAGATTCTGGTATTTCGGATGATGATATTGAAAAAGCAACTACTGCCTCAACTGATGATACTAAATCCACATCCAAGTCAGAACCACAAGCAAATGGATATGTTGGTGATAAGGATAAATCGCTAAAACAAGGTGACCCTACAAAAACCGAAACATATTCAATGGATTTACCACCAGATGAAGCTGATTTCCAAAAAAGAAATGCTAAATTTGCTAATCCAACCCCACCGGAATCATATAAGATGCCAGACTTTATGAAGAACAATCCAAAGTTCCCTAAAAAGTATCTGACCGCATTAGAACGAATGATGAATACCCAACCAAAAGGTGATGCTACTAAATGGCAACATTATAGTGACATTGCTGGTGGCGCCGGTCAAATCTCTGCACAAGCTGGTGAATTGATGACTATGATGGGCGCTACTATGAGTGATGAGGAATGGAACGACTTTAGTAACTCACTTCTTCAACACGAATCATCTCTAAAAGAGAACCATCCTGATGTCTTTATGAAGAAAGACAAAAAGACAGGTAAATACAAAGACAATCCTGGCTCAAGGGTCGTTGATAGTTCTTGGGTTAAAGCCGCAACTCAAAGTAGAAAAGCTATCAAAGATAGACTTTTGAAACAATATGGTGAAGGTACTACGATAGTTGCTGGTGCTTGGGATACTGAATCTGATGTTGAAGCAATGGGTATGTCAAATTACTCCGAAAACAAAGGATTCTCAACTGATATGTACCTTAAAGTTAGAAAGCCGGGTGGTGAAGAGGTATTGGATGAGGTTTCTTTGAAAAAATCAACAAATGTAAACTTCTTAAATTCAGGCGCAGGTAAATTTAACGAATGGGACCCTGATTTACCAGATGAAATCAATCCATCGGTATATGTTCAAAAAGCAAGAGAGCGAAACATCTCGTATGTATCACGAAATAGAGCTAAACTTGAAGAGTTGATGAAATCGCCAAAGGGTAAAGAAATTAACGCAGTTTTAAAGTCAAAGAAATTAACCCTTGACCAAGCTTTAGAAGGTAACTCACGAGATAAACAAAAAGTTTTATGGACTGCTATCAATTCATTAGCTAAAGCTGGTGACAAATCTGCAAGTGAAATCGTAGATAGAGATGATAGGGAGCATAGAGAGTTCCAAGAAAATTCAGTAAAAGCAATTACTGAAAACCCAAAGATGAAAGAGGGTATGTTAAGTGAAATTCGTTCAGAATTCCCTCTTAAAGCAGTTTCCGAAGGTGAAGAGACAATGGCTATTGGCCCTTACTCATTGGATAAAGAAACTATGAAAACTATCTTTGGTACTGATGATTATGATAAATTAAAACAAAATCTTGTAGCAGAATCAAGTCCAGAGGGCCCGTTTGTTGGATATCGTATCCAATCTTCAGGTGAAGTTTTTAAAGTAGCAGATATTGTTATTAGAGAAGATGGTCGTGGATATGGTGGTCAGTTTAAGTTTGAAATGAAACTGAATCAAAAAGGATTTGCTAACCAACTTCGTAAAGCGCAATCCGAAGTATACGGATAACACGGGAGATATGAGTGAGAACACAATTATTATGTACCTTCACAAATGAAGGGCAATTTGAACAAGTTATTGCTACGATATTTAAGTCGTTTGAATTATTCAGCCGTAAGATATTCGTATTAAAATTAGACCCATCCAAAGAATTAGTAATAAGTTATAATATTATTCCAAATTCATCAACAAAGTTCTTACCATCAACCATTATGGTTCATCGTAAGAAAGAGTCAAACACTATGTACACTATTAACGCATTGAATAGATTGATTGTTGATGAGAATGGGTCAATGGATAAAACATACCAAGTAGATTGGGAAAAATATCGTAATTCAGTAATCCTAACCGATGGTGATGGGTATAAGGTAATGAAGACAAGTTTGTTCCGAATTATTGATGTTAATTAACCCCAGCACCATATTTATACCAGTAGTACAACTACAAATTGAAGATTGAAAAAAATATTTTGAAATACATTTGGAATTGTCACCCAAATGTTGTATATTAGTGACAAGTTTAACAATTAACAATTAAAAAAAGGAAATTATGGCTATTGATTTAAACGCAATCCGTAACCGTCTGAACACCCTTCAGACAAAAGTAACAAAAACCGATAATTTGTGGAAACCACAACCCGGTAAACAACAAGTAAGGATTCTCCCTTACGTTCACAACACAGCAAACCCTTTCATTGAACTTTACTTCCATTTTGACTTTGGTGGTAAAAACATCATTTCTCCGATGTCCTTTGGTGAGGCTGACCCTGTTGTTGAATTTGCTGAAAAGTTAAAAGCAACTGGTAATCGTGATGACTATCAACTTTCTCGTAAGTTAACTCCAAAGATGCGTACTTACGTTCCTGTATTGGTTCGTGGTGAAGAATCTGAAGGTGTTAAGTTTTGGGGATTTGGTAAAAACGTATACCAAGAGTTGTTGGGATTCTTCGCAGACCCAGACTATGGTGATTTGACTGACCCTGTAAATGGTCGTGATATCACAGTAGAATTCAAAACTGCTGCTGAATTGGGTAAGTCTTACCCTGAAACTTACATTCGTGTAAAACCCAACACATCTCCTATTTCAGAAGACAAAAACATTTTGGAAGTTGCTAAAGACCAAATTGAACTCCCATCTATGTTCAAACGTGTTTCTTACGAAGAAATGCAAGGTATGTTGGAACAATGGTTGGAAACTGGTTCAGTATCTGACTCTTCTAAAGAGCCAGTTGCAGAAACTTCTCAACCAACACAAGCTACTTCACCTGCTGGAAACGTGAAGGAAGCGTTTGATGACCTATTTAACGACTAATTAGATTATGGCAAAGAAGAAGGAAAGTTCTCGTGATGAACTATCTTCAATCCTAGCCGACAACCTCAACAAGAAGTTTAAGTCCGCCCACAAGGTGGCTTTCTTCTTGGATGGGGAGGAAGTTACTCCAACCGACTTAAATGAGTGGGTATCAACGGGGTCTCCTATGTTGGATTTGGCAATCTCAAATAGACCAAATGGTGGATTGCCAGTAGGTCGTATCACCGAGATTACAGGATTAGAAGGTAGTGGTAAATCGCTACTTGCAGCTCACGCAATCGCAGACACTCAAGCAAAGGGTGGACTTGGAGTCTATATTGACACCGAAAATGCCCTCAACCAAGAGTTTCTTGAAGCTATTGGAGTTGACATTAAAAAGATGTTATATGTTCCATTAGAAACAGTAGAAGACATCTTTGAAGCAATTGATTCAATCATTGAGTCAGTTCGTTCTTCTGACAAAAAGAAATTGGTTACAATCGTAGTAGACTCCGTTGCAGGTGCATCTACTAAAGTTGAGATTTCAGCCGATTATGACCAAGCCGGTTACGCAACTCAAAAAGCCATCATTATTTCGAAGGCAATGAGAAAGGTAACTAATCTTATTGGTAGAGAACGAATCTCACTAATTTTTACAAATCAATTGAGAACTCGTATGGGTGTGTCGTTTGGTGACCCTTGGACTACAAGTGGTGGTAAGGCAATCGCATTCCACTCATCTTGTAGAATCCGACTCAAACAAATGGGTCAATTGAAGTCAAAGATTGGTGGAGTAGACCAAGTTGTGGGTATTAAGACTCGTGCACAGGTAATTAAGAATCGTATGGGGCCACCACTCCGTTCAGTAGATTATGACATCTACTTTGATAGTGGTATTGACAACTATGGTTCGTGGTTACAAATGATGAAAACCTACAACCTTGTAAAACAAAGTGGTGCTTGGTACACTTATGTAGATACTGAGACTGGTGAAGAAATCAAGTTCCAAGCAAAGAACTTCGAGGACTTGTTGATGGAACGACCAGAACTCAAAGAATCAATCTACAATCAGATTTGTGATGCATATATTATGTCTTACAAAGAATCAAGCGCAGGTTCAAACATTGATAATATTGAAGTAACCGATTTTGATGATTAATAGGTATAAGGAACTACTTAAAGAAGTTAGTATCGAACATAAGGAAGTACAAAGTGAAGAACTTAATGACCGGGTTCTTATTATAGATGGACTAAATCAGTTCATTAGAGTATTTGGGGCAGTTCCTGCCTTAAACGATGATGGAGAACATTGTGGTGGTGTGACAGGATTCCTCTTGTCCACCGCTGCAACCATCAGAACATTAAAACCAACTCGTGTTGTTATCGTATTTGATGGTAAGGGTGGCTCAAATCGTAGAAAGAGTTACTACAAGGGGTATAAAGAGGGTAGAACCGGTCTAACAAAAATCAACCGATTGGCTGGTTATGAAGACCTCGAAGACCAACAAGAATCTATGAGAAATCAATTTAGTCGATTGATTGAGTATCTTCAGGTTCTACCCATCTCCCTTACCTATATTGATTATGTAGAAGCAGATGACATCATTGCATATCTTGCAAACCACTATTTTAAGAAAGAAGTCACCATTGTATCATCTGATAAGGATTTTCTTCAATTGGTAAACCACCGAATCAAAGTATGGGCCCCTACTAAAAAGAAAATGTATGATGAAGCTTTAGTAAAAGAAGATTATGGGGTAATTCCACAAAACCTAATTTGGTATCGTGTAATTACAGGCGATAAATCTGATAATATTGAAGGTGTTCGTGGTATTGGTGAAAAAACCATTCACTCTAAAATGTCATTTTTAAATGAATCCGAACTTGATATGAATGGGTTTATGTCCAAAATCCAAACGGAGTGTGATGATAAGTTATCACAAAAGTTGACTGAAAATGTGACAACTATTGAGATGAATTATAGATTAATGCAACTCAAAGACCCTGAAATTTCATCATCAATTACTTCTCAAGTACGAAATATTATGGATGAACTCCAACCCGAATTAGACTTGGTTGAATTTAAGAAGATGTTTATGTATGATAAACTCTATACTGCGTTTGCTAATGTAGACTCATGGTTAAGAAACTCATTTACATCTTTGCACAACAATTTGAAAAATCATTTCAAAGATTACGAATTCAACGATAAATAATTTTGATAGTAACAAATAATTTCGTATATTTGTACCTATATGGAGAAGTTAGGAAGTAAGTTTAGTACATCATTTCAGAATAAGGTCATATCCGCTATATTGTCGGATAGGTCGTTTACACGACAAATCTACGATATTCTAAAAGCAGAATACTTTGATTCGGAAGCGTCAGAATGGTTGGTGAAGGCAATTATGCAATATTTTGACCAATACGAAAAGATGCCTACTTTGGATGTCCTTAAAGTGAAGATAAACACAATTGAACGTGATGTTCTAAAAACTTCCGTTGTTGACACTCTTAAATTTGCTTGGAATCACCTTGAAAGTGATGATTTAACATATGTGAAGGAACAAATCCTTGACTTTTGTAAAAATCAGTCTATCAAGAACGCAATTTTGGATTCTGTGACTCTTTTAGAGGATGGTAAGTATGATACCATCAAAAAGAAGATTGATACTGCTATGAAAGCAGGTCAAGATTCAGATATAGGTCATGAGTACAAAACTATGATTACTGAGCGATATGAAGATTCGGTTCGTAATGTGGTTTCAACGGGTTGGAATGTCATAGATGAGATTACACAAGGTGGTTTTGGTAAGGGTGAGTTAATTCTATTCGCAGCCCCTCCAGGTATTGGTAAATCGTGGTCTTTGGTCAACATTGGTGTTAACGCAATGAAACAAGGTAAGATAGTAGCACATTACACTTTGGAGTTGAATGAAGGTTATGTCGGACAACGATACGATGCTGTTTTAAGTGGGGTTGCTGTGGCTAACCTTAAATACAATATGGATGATGTCAAAAAGGCAGTCCAAGGTGTTAAAGGTGACCTTATAGTAAAACATTATCCTACCAAAACCGCTAGTGTAACCTCACTAAAAGCACATATGGACAAAATGATTCTTCAAGGTAAGAAGGCAGATGTGGTGATTGTGGATTATGCTGACCTTTTGAGAGGGCCATCTAAAGAAAAGAGACATGAAGAGTTGGAAGAAATCATTGAAGACCTTCGTGGTATGGCCGGTGAGTACGAAGTGCCGGTTTATACTGCATCTCAAATCAATAGAAGTGGTGCAGAAGATGACATTATTACAGGTACAAAGATTGCAGGGTCATTCTCAAAGATGATGACTGCTGATTTCGTGGTATCACTATCTCGTAAGATTGAAGACAAACTTGCTGGGACTGGTAGATGGCACGTTATTAAGAATCGTTTTGGGCCTGATGGTATGACTTTCCCATCAAAGGCCAACTTCTCAACCGGTCAAATTCACATCTATAATGATGATTCCATTTCTGGCCAACAAACCAAAAAAGAGATGAAAGGTGGGGAGAGTTTAGTAAGAAAAGAATTGGCTCAAAAATATAAAGAAATGAGTGGTGATATTGGTTTTTAAACACTATATATAAACACCCCCAAATGAAAAATATGTCTAACATTTTAACGCGGAGCCACTATGGGTCTATTTGACAATCGTATACCTTTTAAACCATTTGAATATCCTGAATACTACACCGAGGGTTGGTTGAAACAAGCACAAGCATTTTGGTTACATACCGAAATTCCAATGCAAAGTGATATCAAAGATTGGAATGAAAATTTGTCAGTATCAGAGAAGAATTTAGTAGGTAACATCCTACTTGGATTTGCTCAAACGGAATGTGCTGTATCCGATTATTGGACTACTATGGTAACCGAGTGGTTTCCTAAACACGAAATCAAGCAAATGGCTATGATGTTCGGTTCGCAAGAAACAATTCACGCAACCGCATATTCATACTTGAACGAATCCTTGGGGTTAGAAGACTTTGAGGCATTTCTTCACGAACCTGCAACTGCTGAACGATTTGAGAACCTTGCCGGTGTATCAAACAAGTATACATACGAAGACTTAAAGTCAAATCCTGA